AAGGATTCTCTATATTTCTGTAGTAGGTCCATTATCCTTGTCTTGTATAAGTTTTCTTATAATTTTTACTTGATTTCAGCTTAGAGCTCTTACTCTTAGCATGAACACCTGGTCTCTTTACCTTAGGCTTTCTGCAGAACGATACACTACTCTGCTTCTGTGCCATCTTGCTCATCTACTACAGGCTCAGGTATTGGTCCTTTGACTGCTTTATACTTTACTACTTTAGGCTCAGATACTGTAGGCTCTTCAAACATATAGCCTAGACCTATAGATACAAAGTAATCATATCTGTTAGCATCTAAAGTAATCCTATTACCTTTGTGGGAGATCTTAGCTCCAATGTATTCATCTTTAATTTTCATCTCTTAGTTGTTTTAAATCGTTTTTAATCTCTTGTATCCAATAGTGAGCAGATGTAACAGGTATCTTAAAGTATTCTGCCATTGCTCTAGCTGTACTGTATCCTTTCTCAAAGTAAGTCTGAAACACTATCAGCTTAATTCTATCTGTAATCCTCCCTCTATATGTCTCTATCACTGCCATATTGTTCTGATACTGCATATCTTCTCGTATCTTATCGTATAAATCCGTATCATCATCCATCACTATCGGCATAGTACTATCTGTAGCTGTCACTCTCTCCTGCCTATTAGTTAGTGATGTAGACCATAGGATCTGCATCTTAATAGTATTTAATAGATATGCTTTCACCTTACCTGGATCAGTTACCTCTATATCTATATTACATAAATATAAAAAAGAGTTATTTATTACAGCATCGGCAGATATTGTAGACTTCATTCTTACTAGAAAATAGTTAGTATATTTCCTTATCTCTTTGTAGTGAGCTGATATGTAGTTATCAAGTATAGGTCTCATACCATTGCTTGAAATCCTTTAGCCATATCTTTCTCCTCACACTACCACAGAAGCATTCTTTGTCAGGAGTTCCTGTAAGTCTTATCTTAATGGGCTTAAGTTTTATTAGATTAATCTTATAGGATTGCTCTTTCTCAGCTAAACTGAATACCTGTTGTATTATTACTTGCTCAGCTTCTGTAAACATTCCTGTAATATAAACGATAGTAAAGCCACAATAGTTGCCTGAGCAAAGGACCAGGTGCAAATTAATGTTAGCCAAAAAGATACACATTTAATACAGGTAGCAGATGAGTGCAGATACATTGCTAGAATGCTAGGTTTAAATTTCCTAAAGATTGAGTCAATCAGTAGCTGTAATGGCTCAAAGTTTACTAGAAACCATGATGCTGCAATGTAGGTTAGTATATTCATCTGCCAAAAATAACAAAGGCAGCCATAAGACTGCCATAAAGTTATTAATTATTTAGATAATTTTTCCACCATTTGAGATAGAACTGCTCATTGACAGCCTTACCATTGGTGAATCTCCAAATGGAGCAGTAAGAGACTCCGATATCCTCAGCATAATGACTGAGCTTATATCTATTGGTGAGCTTAGACTTAGTCTCTTTAATCATAAAGTCCTTTAGGCTCTCACCTTTAGAAAGGGAGATCATCACCAGGATTATCAGGTACATGAGCAGGAGCTGCAGTCAATAGATCAATCTTCCATAACTCTAATGAGTTGAAATGCTTATCCTGCCACTCTCTACCTCTCAGATTGAATGATGCCTCCACCTCTTCACCTACTCTACAGCCATCTAGTAGAGCTGTTTTATCTCCTGTAGCCTGTAGGGTGATGTATTGAGGATATTTGCCATCCTCTACTGTTATTACTACTTCTCTCTTAGAGAACTTCTCAGTAACTTGTACTGTCTCGCCTATCACTTTGATAAGTCCTTTTACTTTGTACTCATTCATATTATTATAGTTATTAATTTATATACTCCGATAAGTGCAAATCCATAGACTACTATAGTTAGGATAATTGCCATTGTTTTTTCTGTCATACTACTTTGTCAGGGAATGGATTAGAAACACCATACTCTAGTATAGTTAGCTCAGTAGCATATTCAACAGCTTTCTTAGCTGCATATTTAGCACTGATGCCAGGATTGTTGTGTATTAGTGCCTGCATGGCTGCAATCAAAGCAGCCTCATAGAATTGAACTCTCATCTTATTTATTATTTAATTGATTTATTTTTTTGTAAGTAAACTAGTTCCTGATTTATTATATATTGGTTTAAATTTTTGTATTAAATAATATTCAATTTCAAGAGCTTTTTCACGATCATGCTCTTCAATAAATTTTACAGTATCCCATTGTTTAATATTTTCTCTTTTATGTTGTTTTAATCTAGAATAAATACACTTAGATACTCCAACATAAACTAATTTTGAATTACTATATAATAAATAACATCCCTCATATAAATTACATTGTATTTCTTTAGCTTTGCTCGTATATATGCTATTAATTTTTTTTTCACTATAATCATTCCATATTTTGCAATATACACCTGGAGGATCCATTAATAAACCTACTGCCCAATCATATTCTGTATGTGGTTCTGTAAAATTTTTATCTAAATAGCCTAATTCCCAAAATGTATATAGTATTGTGTGTGCTTGTTTTTCAGTCATCTTATTTATTATTTAATTGATTAATATACTTTACATAGTACTCAGTGCAGTGATGCAGTCTTACCTTTATCTCCTCCTCAAGCTCCAGGTCTCTAGTGAAGAGTAGAGTAGTAATTCTCTTCTCAGGAGCTATGTGATCTACCTGATGCAGTGATAAGTTCTCCCATTCATTCAATAGAGATGGATGAGTAGAAACCATGCAATAGACTAGACTAGCATAGTTCTTATCATATAACATCATGTAAGCTCTTAGCTGCCATTCGTACAGTTTATTTATACCCTCTTCTGAGGTAGCAGGGAATGTCTCTAAGGACCATGAGGTTTTAATGTCTATAATTTGGTCATCTAGTACTATATCAGCCTCTCCTGTGAGCCATTCGTTGTTTAGTCTCTCAGTGTTCTTTACCATGCTAGTGAATGATACAGTATTGAGTAGAGCAATAGAATCATTCTCCTGTAGATTGCCCTTATTAATGTACTTATTATTCAGATCTACATTGTAACCGTAGAAATCTTGTTTAGCTACAGCTCTGATATAGCTCTTAGTAGTTTCAGATAGCACCTCAGACTTAGTCCGAGATTCTATCATTAGTTTTCCGAGTGATGATGGATGCCATTTCATAATAACATGATTGCTTTAAGTTGTAAATCTGTAAGCTCAAAGGTCTCTCTTAGCTTAGGGATAGTAAACTTACCATCCTGAATAGATACAAGTGCCTCCTCAAATCTCTCCTTAGATAGTCCAGGCTTAGCTGCCTTAACAGGTACACTAGCCATGTTAGCATCATCATCTAAAGATTGCAAACACAAAAGACTAGACAAACAGTACCTACGAAAGTAAGTCACAGCAGATCCTACTTGCTGAGGATTAAGTCCTGCAGGTAATTCCATACATGACTCAATAGACTCATTAGAATCTATGCAAATAATCTGAGTACATACTGAATTGCCTTGAATAGGCTGCAGTAATAGTAGACCATTCTCTAATAGAATAGGCTCTACTGCCTCAGTAATGGCATTGATGTCAGAGTATGACTTTTTAAAGTGGGGATTGGTAGCATTCTTAGCTACTTTGCCGATTGACTGCTTAGCTTTGTGGAGCTTTTGGTGCAGAGTTAGTACAGGTGCTGGTACTACAGCTTTTGTTTTTGTTTCCATGTGTATATATTTATTATTTCAACAAAGATAATCAATTAATTCATATCTGCAATAAAATTATAATAAAATATCATAAATTCATCAAAATTTCTTGCAATAAAGTATGTACCCCCTGCTAACTCTATGCTTTCCTGATACCTCTTCTGCACTTCTGACTGCTTATCCTTACCATATTTCACCTCAATCTTAACAGATCTACCTCTAATGGTGGCAGATATATCAGCTGAGCCTTTGGTGGAGGTGCTAGGAGTCCAAGTGCCTTTCAGCTGTCTAGTATTCTCACCTACCTGTATCTTCTTACCCTCTCTATAGACTCCCATTGTATTAATTCTCTCAGCTTGAAAGCCTGAATAGGTTAAAAAGTGAATAATACATTTAGTCAGAGCATTAGCAGAGTTATCATTCCAATCAGATGCAGTTATGTATGGCATGGTGGGGTGCTTAAGTGTGAGGTAGTTAATTTCTAAGGCTTTTAAAAGTGTTTTGTTTTCTTTGTTCATTAGAATCAATATGTTACATCACTTTTTAACTCATCTAATATAAATTGTAATGACTCTACAAATGTTTGTCTTTCAGTTGATCCCTTAAAAGTTATACTAAATTGCTCACCACAAAAATCTACACCATTTACTTCCATAGATGTACCTGATAAATCAGTAAATGTTACTGTAACATATCCTCCATGCCCTGCATCTCCACCTTGAAATCCATTATGTTCTACTGTTGTTTCTAAGATATTCATTGATGTAAATACCTTTGTTGATTTTTTAATTACCACTCCATCATACTTGTTCATAATTGTTTGTTTTAAATTGTTTATATATTCATTGCTTTAATTGTTAATTCATCCCATATATCTAGCTCTTTTACCTCCTGTACAAATGACAATCTAGTACTGCCTCCATTCCTATTAGTAGAGCAGATATATCCTTTGTATTCGCAGTACTTTTTAAAGTTAATTGTGATGCTGTTCTGTGTTATGTAGTTCTTTTTATCAGGGAATGCATTGCAGAATGAATCGTATAACTGTTCTTTAACTGAGTAATAAGTATCCTCTTTTAGATTCTCAAAGAAATAGTACATCTCACTGCTAATCTCATCTAATATCTTTCTAAAGTTTAGATTTATAGTAGGCATCTCTATAAGACCTATATTAAGATATATTTGTATGCATTCCTGGCAGTAATTGTCAAAGGCTGCCCATTGGTCATCATCCCAATCAACGAACAGCTCATGACCAAATAGATCTACAGGAGTAAACTTATCATTGAATGTCTTAGCCATCTCTACCTCATACTTTCTAGCATTGAAAGATGCACCATTGCCTGAGATAGTATAGTTAGTAGTTATAATAATCTTAGGGCTGTTAGTTACATCTAGTTTAATAGAATCCTTACCTTTGTATTCAATAGTAATACCCTCAGTAATCACACTGAATAAGCTCTCAAAGTTGAATTTCTTTTTAACATCATCAAATACTAATATTTGACAATCAGTAGATACATTTTGGTAAGGGAATTTATTTTGAAAGTCAAACAACTTACCATCTAAGCTCTGCACTTTCTTAAGATGTCCCATTGCATTCCAAAACAATCCCTTTCCACTTCTCCCATTAGGCACATCAGAGATAGCCTCATCATTAAATATAATAGCTTTGTTGTTACTTCTATCCTTATAGCTGTGCAGGAGGTATCCGATTACAGTCTGAAATGCTTTGTACTTACTTTTATCTTTACCTGCTATGTTCCATATAAAAGTTCTAAATTCTGACTTATGGTGATCTGTTTTCTTAAAGTCTCTATTGATGACCTGATCTCTCCAAATAGATAGATCCATATCAGCATAAGATAGTACCTCTTTTTTATCCTTAGATACCTTTACTATGCAATTAGTATAGAATAGATATGCACTATCTTTGTCATCTTTCAATAGGCTTACATTTTTACTAGTCAATATCCCTAGAAATTCTCTCTTAAAGAACTTAAGATTGCCACTCATAAGGTTATAAACTCCCTCAGGCTTATCATTAGAGGTTATGTAATCTAATACAAAGTCTTTAACATCTTTCTCATATACCTCATTTAAAAATATACCCTCTTTCTTAATCATTTGAAATGTGCCATTTTTCTCAGGGGAATGCTTAAAGAAATCATTGTTATCTAAGAATGTTTTAAACTTAAAGTTGTTAAGATTGTAAGCTCCATTCTGAGTAGTGGACCAAAAGTCATCATCTACCATCTTAAATTTCTTTTTTAATGCCTCTTTAGCAGCATTCCAATCTCCATTATGCTTGACTAAAGTATAGATATTAAATGGTGAATAAGATTGCTTAGATTCAAATGGCTTTATAGCTCCTCCATCCTCACTAAATATATAGAACATATTATTTTGAAAGCCAAAAGTAGCTGAGAATCCATCTTTTATATCTTTGTTAGGTCTAGTCCAATACTCTGAGCCATCCTTTCTCTTATTGCAGAACTGCCATCCTATCCCCTTAAGCAGCTCCTTAGCCTCATCTCCATTCTCTAGGTTATATTTACCATCAGGAGTAGTATCTTTCCAGGTCTCTGCCCACTTTCTATCAGATGTATCTTTGTGAGGTAGACTAATAGTGTGATGCTGATTATAAGATGTGATTAAATCAAAGACATTATTAATATCATCATCAAAATAGCTCAGCTTTATGTACTCCTCACCACCGATATGACTATATCCACTAGATGGATAGCAGGCACAGTACTGACCATTGCCTCTCATCTCTACCATTGTAGCTCCTGTAGGATATTTAGCAAATACTCTACCATTAAACTTCTCTTTTGATCTAAAGTAAACATGATAGCCACCTCCTGCTGTAGTGTAACAGGATAGCATCCCATCTTTAATTAGCATCTTAATAGATGGCACACTAATAAAGTCATCAAATGTATCTTTAATAGGCTCACCATTATGGCAGTCAAAGTCAATGCAGTAAAATTCACTAACTAATCCACAGGCTATCCCTATTTTCTCAGCTTTTAAGAATCTACTATCTACATCTGTAATAGTTTCATATAAAAAATTATGACCTGCCTCAAGCATTGGAGCTTTGCTGTTCCAAAGTGGTAGAGGATTCAATCCCTCTGCTATTAATTCATGTGCTACATCTATTAGATTCATAATTTATATAAAAAAGAGAGTCCCCCTAAGCGAACAGCCAAGTTGATAGGGGGATTTATACTCTCTAAGATTAAAGTCTTTGTCATTTGGCTGTTCAATTTTTACAAATGTAATAATAATTATTAATACTTTACAAAGTGTGCAATCTTTTTTTATCAACATACAACTTTGCACAGACTTTGCACACCCAAAAGTTAGCAGTACCAAGGCTTTGTGCAAAGTTGGTCTTTTTTTTTACTTTTTTTTTTTCATCCTGGTCTTATAGTATATATAGGGTAGGGGCTTTTTCTCAAAACTTTGCACAAATCAATCTAAAATACTGATAATCAATGTTATTTTATGTGCAATCTTTTGTGCAAAGTTGTAAGGACCATTTTAACATTGCACAAAAAAAGCTCCGAAGAGCTTTAAATTATTTCAGCTAGTTCTTTAGCTGTCATATAATCTTTAAATTTATTGACCTTATCATAATCCCATGGCATCTGTATCTTTACATTGATGTAATTAAAGTGCTCTATGGCAGATACTTTGTACTTATCCTCATAATCATTATTAATAGCAGATTGAACTAATGGATCTATCTCATGAAGATATACTTTATCCTGCATCCTGGTCCATCTCCTGTGCATTCTGATGCCATGAATAACAGTAGCATGATGTCTATTCAGCATCTTACCTATTTGAGTAAGTGAGACCTTACATTTGTTCAGCCTGTACATTACATAGTATCTCTTATAGACATAGGCTCTATTTCTGCAGTCAGTATCTAGCTGATACTTTGCAATCTGTCCTATTAAAAAATTTATTTCTTTCATAACAATTTATTTTGTGTTACTGACTTAAATAGATCTGATTGAGACTCCATTACACCGGTAGCATTAATGAAATCAATCTCTACCTTAGCAGATTGGATTAGAGTTCCTGCAAGCTGAGATATAGCCTTAGCTTTATCCACTTCTACATTCACCTGGTCTGTTGTTAATGTTTCATCACTTAGTCTTTCAAGTGCCATGAAGATGTGATCTCTTAAATCACTTAGTTTGTTGTGTGCCATTTTTATTTATTTTTTTTATTAGTTTACATTTTAATCTCATCACCTGCTGAAGCTCTTTAGGCAATCTTTGTATGGTATTTCTAGCCATATTCTCTTTTTTAGTTATCATTAGCAGATTGTTAATATCATTATTTAGATAATTACCATCCTTATATACTACTACCATCCCCTTAGGAATTGGTCCATTATGCTGCTCCCAAGTATACCTGTTCAGCTGTTCCCAATGTGAATCTGCTAGCTTAATATACAGGTACATCTTACCTCCTGTATCTTTTCTCTGATGGATAGTACCTATAGGCTGAGTATTGGTAGGCTTAGCACCTTTCTTAAACATAGTGTGAGCCACTTTCTGATATACTTCTGTGGACATTTTTTGTCCTTTATTAGCAGGTACACTACCTTTCTGAAATTGAGTAGCTTTACCACCTAGATATCCTGGAGGGAATTGAGTAGACCGAAGATATACAGGATCTTTCTTAATACCCATACTCCATGCTCTATTGTATACTGATGACTCTGATAATCCTAAGTCATCTGCTATCTTCTTAGTAGGCTCAAATGGATACCTTTCTCTTATGATGTCATTCATACCTCTTCAATTAATAGAATTAAGTCATCATTCTTTTGTATGAGCTGCTTAACATGATCAGCATCATATGCCTCCACTATCCTGGTCACTAACTTTACAGGACCATTCCAATAGTCAAAGGTTTTATATACTACTTTATATCTCTTCATTATCATCATTTTTTATTGGCACATCTAAGCCATACATTAAATCAAACATTGCAAAATCTCTGTTAGCATTCCTCTTACTACCCTCATAATTCTGAAAGTACCACTCTCTGAATCTCAGGTATTTTTGGTGAGTATAATCACCATTAGCTATAGCATCCTGGACCTCAATAGCTAGCTGTGTGAACTCAGTCATTGCCTTTATTATTTATGACTTGTAAATACCTGAGGTAAAGAGGCAGATTAAATCCACCTCGTATCTCTTCTGCTGTTCTCCTGCTAGTCCAAAACTTTATAATTGCGTTGAATGTCATAGCTTAGATTTAAGTAGGTTAAGATTTGCATCACTTAGAATAAACAGGGACATATCTCCATCATCAGTCTCTGTAGCATCATAAGTAAATGGCTCAATAGTACCTGCTATGTATACATCACTATCATAGTCAGTAGTCCAATTAGAAAAATAAGTATTGTCTCTTTTGAATAGGTTTATAAAGTTCATGATAATAAGTTTAAAAGTGGAAATAAAAAAAAGATTGATATGATAGCAGTAACTACTACCATTAATGCCTTAGCAAAAGCTATCTGCTCAGCTCCTACAGGAGTAAGGTATTTAATTAGTCTCTTCATTGATTTTTTCTATTAGGTTAAAAATAACTGACCATTGAGAGTAAGCTCGTTTAGTAGCCTCATCACCATTTCCAAAAGCCTCTCTCATCTCTCTAGCTTGGTCTAGCAATGATGCCTCCTCAGCTAAAATAATTTTCATAATTTGTTGTTTGTCCATGTGTAAAAGTTTTAATTGTTAATAACTATACGCCAAAGATAGTATAAAGTTTTATAACTGCAATAAAAAAGTGTAATTTATATTCATTCTAAATAAGAATAGGTCGCAAATTGCGACTGCAACCGCAGAATATTATAATAAATTAGGGTTATAACCTTAAGAATATCATGTAATTTCAAAGTATTACCTTAGAATTACATAGTTAATCGGAATTGTTCCTATTATGTAAAGCATATCTTACACAAAAAAAAAGCAGCTGCGTGCTGGGGAGCTTACAACTGCTTTCTACACTATGGAACTATGCAAAGTTAGTGTTTATATTTGAATTTCAAAAATTCTATGTAAGTTTTATTATTTATTTTAAAGTGCTTTCTGCAATCATTACACAGCATCCAATAATGGATAGTACCTGCTGCAGTTACTACCTGCTTATTATGTCTCACATTATAGTTAGTACATTCAGGACAGCAGAACTTCTCATCTCCCTCCATTACAGCATAATGAGTAGATGGAGCTGCATAAGAATTGAGTTTATTGAATACAGCTTCTAGGACAGTAACATCCATTTTACAATACTCTACCATCTTATCCATAGCTTGCTGATCTTTCTTAAATACTATGTCTTTCCACAAATCTAATCCTCCTGTATCCATCTTTTGACCTACTCCTAAATACTTAGCTATGTAATCTAATTTGTTTGAGTTAAAATTAAAGTACTTTCTAGCCCATTTAAGAGTATCTATAGTCTTAGGTGAGGGCATAACATCAATACCATGTAATAAAGCTCTTGTACGTATCCATTTGAGATCAAATCTATCCCCATTATGAGCCACAATTTCATCTGCTTGAGCCATAACTTTAAGGAATGCTTTAATCATTGCCTTATCTGACTGCTTTTTATCCCATGTTAGGAATTGTACATCATCCTCTGACTCCCATTTATAGCAGATGCAGATAATTGCTCTCTCATGGATGATATCACCTGGATTGATTGTGAGGTTATAGCCTGCCCTCCAGCAGACAGAAACATTGAATGATGTCTCAATGTCAAAAAACAGTCTTTTTCTTACCATAGATGGTGTAAACTTAGAACAAATATTTCTCTCTTACAAATTTAAAGAGATATGATAGCAGTAAACCTATGCCTACTCCCACAAATAATAAACTAAGATTGCCTCTAGGTCTAGGTCTTGTAGCCTTAGCTTTAGCTTTCTCTACTATCCTATCTTTGTAGATAGTTTTTACTTTTAATTTATATTCTCGCTTTAATTCTATTTTTGTCTTAGGCACATACACTGTTCTATACTTGATAATAGTATCTTTGGTAGTTATAAATTTTTCCCAAATTATATCATTATTAATTATAACAGGGATAGAATCTAAAGTTGTTATTCTTATAGTATCTCCTGTCTCTTCACAGGTATATCCTTTCTTAATTGCTTTGTTCAGGTGGTATTGTGCAGAGCAGCTGCTGAGTAGTAAGATTATAGCTAAGTATCTCATCATTCTTTTATTTCAAAGTGCATCCAATCATAGTTCTTCTCTCTACCCAAAGATATAAATCCATGCTTATAGAATATATCTATCATTGCCTTATACTCAGGTCTTGCAAATCTTGCAGTTTTCGCTGATTCTTTGAGTAGATTTCTAGCAGGATCTAAGTCTATTGCTATCCCCCATGAGTGCATGGATAATGCTGTACCTCCCCTCATCTTTCTATAGTTGAAACATCCACCAAATAAATCTATCCCTAACTCCTTAATCTTATCATAGCCATAGGTAGCTAGAAGCTCATTGAATACAGCTGTAAAATTATCAGCTACTAACTTATGGCACATCATAGTATTGACAGTGCTGTCTAAGTCCCAAGCTATTCTCATTGGATAAGGTAGCTTAATCTTTACTAAGTATCCTGCACCTGTTACATTAGCTGTACCATATTTAGATGTAAGTTCCCATCTAGTCATTTCAGTTTGTTTAGGTCCTCTTTAATATCTTTAGCTCTTGCAAATAGTAACTTCATTGACTGCCATAGGTCTATTCCTTTTACTACTTTATAATTCTCATTAATAGACATTACCTCAATACTTGCCAATACCAACGCTACTACTTTAGTGAGCATAAATGGTACACTGAAAAAAGTGAGGATGATTTCATTTAGTATGAATTGGTCTATCAAAAAGAACATAATCACTGTTACCTCATAAAGTGCTAACTTACTTATTATAGCAGATAACTTTCTACTACTTATTTTTTCTTTTAACCTATTAGCTTTCCATATTCCTGTAAAAGTATCAATAGATATTAATACTCCAATCATTATAAGGATGCCACTTATTGGTAAAAAAAATGCAAAGCATATAGAGATAAGAGTCAAAAGTTTGGATTGTATTGATATTAGTAATAGTGATAGTTGTGCTTTCATTCGTTTCCCTCCCATTGTAATGCTAGAATAAAACTTAGATATCCTATCACTGTAGCTCCTGCTAACTTAAGATATATAGCAGGCTCACATACTAATGCTATACCTGTTAAGTATCCTGTACTGAATACTATAATTGATAAGACTCCTGAGTGCTTCATATTATTAAGATTGAATTGTTATAGCCATTGCCTCCTGCACCTCCACATAGACCATTACACTCCAGCATTCCATTAGATAAACAGTTACATCCATCTATCATAGGTCTAAGGTCAGTATCTCGGTTAGTAGTACCTGTGAATATTGGATACAAAGCCTTGTTTTTAAGTAAGTATCTAATCAATCTCTGCTCAAAGAATGCAGCCTTTTGTGCATAATGTTCCATACTGAATGCTATAGTACCTCTATCTACTGCTGAGCTGTTGTCTCCGAACTGAGTTTGTAGACCTTTATTCTTTAGCTGTAATGATAGACCAAATACAGCATCTTCTGCTGCTCTCCATGCTATAATAGGCTGTATGAATGTAACTAGTACCTCCTCATCAGGATCTAAAGTCTGAGCATTGTACTTAGTTAGCAAGTCATTATAAAATGTAGTACCTAAGATGGGCATGATTCTTAGCTGAGCTTGAGTAGCTAGGTAGGGAGTAACATTATTTACATCTACATTAGCTGTGATGGGTGTGTTATTCTTTAGATAAGTTTCTGTTATAAAGTATAGCATCAGATTGTTGGTGTTGGTGTATCAATTATAGGAGGTAAAGATGCTAAGGCTCTAATTTCATTTTTAGACATATTCTCTAAGACTTTAGCAGCTACTGCAGGATTCAATGTATTAAGTGCATCATTAGTCTTAGAGGTATCTCCCTCAAGCTCTACTATTGCCTCGTTTATAATCTGATAGTTATTGATAGTAAAATCTGCATCTATCTTAGCTATGAATAGTAGCTCATTAAAGATGTCAGATACCTGGTCTCTCAATGGCATAACTACATTTTTCTCAAATATCACATAAGCCTGCTTTATATCTGAGCCATTACCTAGTGATCCTGTAGTACGAATACCCATTAAGATAGGATCTATAGTATGAGAGAAACAAATCTGCTCAGTATTCAGCTGTGATGCCTCTTGAAATAGACTATCATTACCATTGGTAGGTAGTGACTCTATCTTTGGTAGTTGGTCCTGAGTATTAGCAAAGAATGCCACAGCTTTACCTGCATTAGCAGCACCTTTTAATCTATCAATGGTATTTCTTATCATGTTCTTCTCCTCCTCAGACTGAGGTCTTTTAGGGAACATCATGGCAAAGCTAGGAAAAACTGAATTTTGGATATTACTTTTAGCAAAGTAGCTAAGTTCACCTGATAAGAAAGCAAAGTTTAGAGCTGAGGTATAGGAGGGCAAAGAATAAAAATCCTGCCCAATGCTATCTACCTCATACACAAATAACTGCTCATAATCTCTAGAGGTAGGAGTGTATCTCCTTATCTCCTGGACTCCAATCCTACTAGCCCAATCATCACAGATATAATATCTTTTTCTATCTAAGTTTACTCTAAGTTTCTCAGGTGATAGATTGACTATCTTTGTGAGTTTCATCTTATCATCAAAGCATAGCTCAAAATATACTCTATTGTGTAGAATTAGTTGCTGAGTTACTGCAGGTACTACCTTTTTTATGTTTAGTTTTCTCTCTAGTGTGTATAGCTCTAGCTTATCCTGAGGAGTAAGTCTATCTGCTACTATATTAAATCCACCTCCTACAGCTGCATTCACTTTATACCCTACAATAGAGCCATGTAATGGTGCTGATAGAATATCTGATTGAGTAGCTCAGGGAATAGGTTATCCTGCCCAAAAGGGATGTATCCATTAGTCTGATTTCTACCATTAACATAAGGTAGAGTAAGATTTGCACCTCCTACTTTAAGGAATGGAGTAGAGAATGATTGATATCCCTCTACTATTTCATGCTTTACTGTTTTAAAAAAATCTTTTAATGCCATAATTATTCATAAATTGATGATACTATTGGTCCTGATACTACCATCCTGCCCTCTTCAATCACAAACCCTGTAGAGTTAGCAATAGTTGGAGGTGTGATAGTTGACTCATAGAT